TGTGACTGTGGTTCCTGGATCGTGATACCCATGAAACCCCAGCAAACGTCGGAGGATTTCGAGCTTTTTCTTGGACTCACATCGAGCAAGGACGCAACCACGCTTGATTGAGGTCTAGTGTTCCTCTTGAATCTTTGGTTGTGAGCATTGGCATAGGCTGCGAAGATTTCGGCCCCTTCCTTGTAGGTCAACGGCTTCACTTCCTCGTAGTTGGGAATCAAGTCGTAGGGTCTTACTTTCGCTCCCCAGGTCTGACAGGTAGCGGCCCCGGCCAGCGCTACGGCGGCTTCGATCCGACTTGAAGGCAATCCCTGGGTGAGTTCGTAGGCGTGCCATAGACGGAGTTCTTCCGCCGTTATGCAGTCCCGCAACTCTTGAAGTGTTTTGCCCAAAGCAAGGCACAACCGCAGTTCAAATACGAGGTCTGGTTGTGCCTTTAGGCGTTTTTTGCGTCTTGAAGGGAATCGGCGTCCAACCCGCTCGCTTTCAATACGGCCTGGACAAGCTGTTGAAACGCCTGCCACGGCAACCCGGCCACGGCCTCGGCGTCTTCCTGTCCGAATACTCGGTTGCCGTCCTGGTCGCATGTAGCCCACAACACGGCGTTCACGTTCACTTCGCTGGGGTCTTTGCCCTGGGCTTTTAGTGTTTCGGTCTGGTGATGAACCATACCGAGTTCACGCCCTGTCAGGCTGCGAACGTAGACGGTGACGCCTTGTAGTGCGACGGGCGTTAGCTTCGGTACGGACGCCTTGAATATCTGATCCTTTAACATTTGCCTCTTATATGTTGTGGCGTCCGTGCCTGAACTCGCATCCGTGCATTACGCAACAGTGATAGCCCCACTGATTGTGACTTCGCCTTTGATCTTCATTACGCCTTCAATCTCAATACCCAGGTCCAGCTTCGTTAAGATGCCGTTCATGGTGAAGGTTTGGGCTGTCCCTGCCCCGCCTGCGTCTTCGTCCGGGGCGGTGACTTTCCAATTCACGTCAGTACCGGAAGGCGGAATAACCGTGGTGTGTTTCAGTTTGCCTCGGACGGCCTGAAGTCGGTTGTAAGTCGCCTTTGTGTAGTTACACTCGAAGGACAACGTACCTGAATCGGTGAGTCCCGGCGTATATGTCTTGTAAGGTGTTGCGAGTCCGAGATATGTCGTTTCACCGGTAGTCACGTCCTGGGCGGGAAGTGTTATCATCGTGGTTTCGTCTACTACTTCATATGCGTTGCTCGTCCCGTCATATAGTTCTAGTTTTGCTGTGAAGCCAATAACTGCCATCTATCCTCCGAAGGTTTGGAATTCCTTCGGTATCTATGGGCGTGGCGGTCATTTCTTCGGAAGAAGGTGGTTGACTTGTTCTTTGATGCTGGCGGTTAGAACTTGCATGAACCGGCTACGAGTAGACTGTAGCGCAGGCTTCAAGAATGGTCGTGCTTTGGCGTGGCTTGTCCCTTGTTCGAGAAGGCGTGCGTAGTTGCTGGGGCGGTGTTGGATAGGTTCCCCCTTCCTCGGCCCCCGCTTCCTCTTGCCCTTCGCCTTCTTAAAGTCCGACTTCGGCCCGATGACACTAACCCAAATCACCTTCCCCTTGTAGTTGCGTACCTTGATCCTGATGGACTTCTTCAGGTAGCCGTACCGGACCGGGGCGTTACCGATGACTGCGTTCTTGACCACTGCGGACGCCTTGTTCATGGCTATCCTGATGGCCTTGTTCTTTAGCCCGGCGCTCAACTTGTCGGCGGTCTTTAGCGGGTCAATCTTCCATTTGAACTCCACGGTCCCCCTTACACGTCCAAATCATCAAAGTAATTGGCTTCGCATATCCACTCGTTTTCCCCGGCCCGGACGGATTCCAGGATAAGCGTAGTGTTCCCGTCCGTAAGCCGATCCAGGGCGGTGAGGGTCGGGTAGTTGCGGACGAATACGGTTACGTCGGCCCCGGTCTGAATGGCCCCGTAGTCTCGCTGTCTCCGTCCGTTTGGCATCTCGACACGACACCAGTAGTAAGCTCCCGGCGTGAAGGTTTCTTCGTCCTGGCCGTTCGCTGCGTCCTTGCTGGTGGATCGGACGAGGCGGCGTAGGCGGGTCGGGTATTGTCCAGCTTGTGCCATCACATCCCCCAGGGGCCGATCAAGCCCGTCTTGTAGAGTTCGCAGACGGCCCGGAAGCCCTGCGGGAGTTCGTCCAGGCGGGAGTCGGTGTAGGCTTCCCGGTTGTGGTAGTAGTGTCCGGCCAACAGCTTGATTGCCGTCTTCACGGTTTCCGGGACTGTCGCCCAACCCGCCGTGAACTCGACGTAGGCAACTGGCTTCTTCGTGTCGGACGTGTCCGGGTAGTCATCGAACCATACCTGGGCGGGTACGCTGATCGTGTCCGTGTAGTAGGTGCTGGGGTTGGCGGTCTGTAGCGCCCCGGCTTCGTCGTAATACTTCACGGCGTTCAGGCTGATGACGGGATACTTCATCAGGTAGACCGGGGCGGCGAGGGTCGGGACATGCTGACGGAACCCGGTGGACACGACGGCCCGGCCCGTGGCTTCCTCGAACATGGTGCGGGCGGTGGTGATGAAGCCGGACAATAGGGCGTCTTCGGAATCGTCGTTCAGACGCAGGTGACTTTTCAATTCCGCCACGGTGACGGGTTCGGTAGCTGGCGGCGTGATGACTACGAGGGTATACATGCCTTATGTAGTCGTACTGCGCATAGAAAATCCCGCCCCGTGCAACACGCATAGGGCGGGATTCGTGACTGAACCAATCGTCACGGGAGATTCATTACGGCGTGTCGTAGGTGTTCAATGCCTTCACGCAACCACTATGGCCCACATACCGACCGTCAGCCCTTTCGAGCATGACAAACCCAACCTCGCCAGTTGCGGCAAAGATTTCGTCTAAGCGTGTCAGAACCCGGTCTGAACAGGTACGCCAACGGTACTTCGAGAACGCCCCGAACAGAATCAGGTTAGCATTGTCGCCCGGCGTGTTGATGCTGGTCATTTGGTTCGAGATGAAGACCGGATAGCCCAATAGCCTCGGCTGCGTCCCGTCCTGAAGGTTGCCCAGGAAAATCGGGAAGTTGTTATCGTCGGCCAACTGCCGAATCTTGCCCCAGGTCGCATCGTGCATCATCCAACCTACGCCCGGCTGATTGCGGTAGGCAATATCAATGGACGTTTCCAGGTCGATCAACTTGGCGAGGGTGACGGCGTTCGTGGATGCAAGATTAGCGGCCACGGTAATACCATTCATCAATCCTTCCGGTGCTGCGGAACCAGCATTAGCAGACACTACGGCGGTTTCATATGCCCGTCCAAACCGTTCGGCGAAAGCATCACCCAGGTAGCTCGGTAGGTTGATGCTGCTATCGGAAAGCAACTCTGTCGAGATTTGGACTATCGGGCTTGCATGTTTCCACGCCTTGAACGTGATCTTCGAGAACGATGGGTCCACGTTCGACGGGATGGACGCAGCTTCGCCCACAATGGCGGCGGCGTTGCTGGTGTCATCAACCTGACTGAACGGCAAGTCTCGTTCGTCCGAAGTTTTGAACGACGTGATAGCGTCAAGAACCGGGAAGTAATATTTGAGTTTGGCCTCGTATTCCTGCGTGACATCCACGGGAACCGGGGCGTTAGTGGTGGACTTGCTTAAAGACCGCAAGTTCAGGGTTCGACTATGCGGGTTGTAGCCCAACTCATTTAGCTTGTAGATTTGTTCGCTACTCAGACGTGTTTCCGGGCTGCCTGCCAGACACCACATGCGAAACGCTTCGGTATGTTCCTCGGCAGACGGCTGCGGTTTGGCGAAGCGCTGAACCTTCCGGGGTTGTACGCTGCGGGTGCTTGCTTCGAGTTGTGCCAGCTTCTCTTTTCGTTCGGAGCTGGCGGCTTCATCGGCCTGGGCTTGGAGTTCGTCGGCCTGCCCGAACAGTCCGTCAACGGATGTTTGTTCCTCTTCCGTCAAGTCCCGTGCATCGGCCTCGGCTGACTCAGTAATTACTTTGGCATTTTGGATCAACTTCGCTCGCTGTTCCAACAGTTCTGTAGACTTATACATCTTCCTCCGAAGGTTGTGAATCGTGTCAATGACGCTGTTATTTAGACTGATGGGTTAGATTGTTCTTTCCATCAGTTTCATTTGTGCTGCGTATAGTCGGGTCTTGCTTCTAAGCCCTATGTTCGTGGCCCCATAAGCGGGCGCTACAACGGGGCCGAGTTCGTACAAGTCCACGTCCTGAATCTCCCGTGTTCCGTCTGCCCAGGCGTCCTTCCGGACGGTAAATGCGAAACTGGCCCCGGTAAGATCATTGCGGGCGGCAAGCTGACGGACTTCTTCGCCGGTGGGCGTGTCCGGGAGTAATACCTCGAACTTCAAGCCGTGGTCGTCTTCCGTTACCGTCAGGGTCCGGGAAGCCGTCCGACCGAGAAGCCGGTTCACGTCATGGTTAAAACAACAAAGAATATCCGGCGTGCTGCGTAGCGCCCTCGTGAACGCTCCCCTGCGAACGATCTCGGTGAAGGTCTTGCCCCGCTCCGTAATCGTGGTCGGGGCGTCCCACACGGCGGCGTACCCTACGAGGCGGTTCCCGTCATGCTGGTAAGTTGTCGGTAGGCTTCTGCGTTCCATCAGGTTCCTGGGGTTGTGGGGTTATTGGTTCTGCTATTGGTTCGGGTTTTGGCGGTAGCTTCGGAAGGTTCAACCACTGGCGAACTTCTTCAACCTGATACCAACCTTTATCAACGCCGATGGCCCAAACTTCGTGTTGCGTCTTCGTGTCCATTTGAACCACGGATTCCCGCACGAACTCCGGGTAGTAGGTCTGGCGCTCGCCGATGGGGAATACCTTGCGGGTCAACTCCGTCTCGATCTTCTTCAACCAGGGGTTCAGACTGAATTGAAGGAAGTTGCGAGTCTGCGCCTCGGAATTGCTCCAGGTCGCTCTCCCGTATTCGTAAACGAAGATGGGGTCCACGCCGATCCAACGGCAGACTTCGTAAATCTGATGCTGTCGGGTAAGGGTGTATTCCTGGGCTTCGTTGGAGATGGTGAACGGTACGAAGTCCAACCCTTCTTCAAGAACGGCAATCTTGCCCGTGCTGTCTACGCCCTGGTAGCTATTGGCCCAACTTCGCTTCAGGTTGTCCCGTGCGGTTTCGGAAAGCTGCCCGGCTGTCTTCAATACCCCGCCGATCTTGCACGAGTTGCCGAACAGGGCGCTACCGAAGCGGTCTAAGGCGAGGGAGTACCCGAAGGATTCTGCGGCCAGCTTCGCCAGCTTGTAGCCCTGGCTTCCGTCCGGCGTCGGCCCCTTCAGGTGAAGAACGTCTTCGGCGGCAATCGTCACGTCCTGGGCGTCCGGCGTCCTGATGACGTAGACCGGCCCGGCGTCGGTACGGTGCGGCTTGCATGTCCAGGGCGGAATCGGCCAAAGCTGAACGGCCCGGCCCGCTCCGTCACGGACAACCTCGGCGAAGGCGTTTCCGTAAAGGACGGCCCACCACATTAGCAACGTGAAGAACTCAACGGCGCTTTGTTCGGGGTTCGGTTCGTCGTGAAGGATCGGCCATAGCGGGTAGTCTCTGGCCTCGTCCCGTCCGTCCGGCGTGCGCTGGTATACCTTTAGCGGCATCGTCCCAACGGATTCCGACAATACCCTGGTCGCACGGAACACGGCAGACAGGGCAAGGGCGGCTTCCTCGGTGACGGTCACGCCAGACAAGGACGGGGTTTGTACAAGCCCGACCCGTGCGGCTTCGTCCCAGGTGATGCTTCGGCGGGGCTGATCCGTGTAGCCGAACAGTCTCTTGAAGAATTGTTTCACGCACTATGTAGGCGCTCACAACACGAAAATTCCTCGGCCTTCGTAGACGCTCGGCTTCGATCCCATGACGGTAACTTCAACGGCCCGGCCAAACGCCATCAGGGTTGAAATTGCCGGGTCCACTTTGTCCAGGGACTTGTCACGGGATGGCTTGCAATTCCCCATAGCGTCTACATCGAGATGGGTATTCGCCAACGCCCAACGCAACAACTTATTCCCATCGTGCTGAAGGCGTCCTTCGTTCAGGGTTATCTCGAATTCTTTCATCGGGGCGGTGTAGTGTCTGTGGTTCTGCGGTTGCCGGAAGACCGTCAGCCCGTCGCCCATCAATTCGGTTGCCATTTCGATTGCGTTGTACTGGTCGAAGATGACTTCCTTCAGGTTGTAGCGCTGGCGTAGTTGCTGAATATGTTCCTTGATCCTGCGGTAGTCGTTCACGGTTCCCGGCGTTATCGTCATCGTGCCTTCGGCCTGGAATTGTCGGTACTTCGGTAAGTTGGTTTGTTCACGGCGGCGAACGCCTTCCTCGCATACCCAGGCGTGACTGCGGACAAAGTATTTCCGCTCGCCCAACGCCCAAACGCAGGACACGCTACAAGGGTCCGTTGTCTGAGATAAGTCGGCCCCCACGAATAACGGCTTGTCCTTGAGTTCGGCCTCGGTGACTGGCCCAAAGCATAGATCGAACTTCGCCGGGTCAATAAAGCTGTCTTCGGCCCGACACCACATATTGAGGCGGTAACGCTTGAAGCTGAGAAGATCGGCGGTTCCCCCGGCCTTCGCCCGTTCGTAGTCCCTGCGGAAGTCTTCTTCGCTGAACGACACGCCCAGGGAAGGGTTCGTCAGCTTCCATACGGCGGGGTCTTCAATGTCGGCTTCGTCGGGTATGGTGCATATGAACGGCAATGAAGACGTGTCTATGATCTCGCCGGACTGAACCCCCTGGGCGTACTTGAACACGTCGTACCAGAAGTGTCCTTGATCCGCCCCGGCTGTCGAACAGTTGATGAACAGCCCGTCCGCTCTGGCTACGGTGCTGTATTCAAGGCTGCGGTAAAGGCGGTCGGAAACATGGGCATGGGTTTCATCATTGACGCATAGGCTTAGGTTTTCGCCTTCGCTCGCCCCGGCGTCGGCTGAAAATGCACGATAGCGGGCGTCCTTGCTCTTGCATCGAATCTCTTTGAGGGAGTCCAGACACTTGCATAGGGCGTTTAGTTTCTTGTTCTTCCTGATGCTGAAGGCGAGTTCTCGGTATACCTGACTGGCGTTCTCTCTTGACGTGCTGGCGCTGGCGACGAAGGGCGAAGGACACAACCCGCCCAACATTCCGTAGGCGAGCAAAGACGATACCAGGACGGTCTTCCCGGACTTCTTCGCCGTGCTGATCGTGGCCCGACGATACCGAAGCCTTCCGTCCGGACGCTTCCATCCAAACAGGGGACGGACCACGCCCTCGGCCTGCCACGGTAGCAAGCGGATCGGCTTCCCTATGGTGGACGGGATGACGTAGCCTTCGATGAACCTAACGGCACGGTCTGCGGCGTCCGGGTCGAAGTAACATCCTTCTTCCAGGGCTTTGATGTCTGACGGATTTTCCACGCCATTAGATAGGCTTCGGCGTGCTGTTCTTCGTTTTCAGGCGGTGACAGTGCGAGCAACAGGCGGCGTAGTCTTCAACGCATCGGGCCGGGTAGCGCAGGTGGTCAGCTTCTTCGCTCCACCCGGTACAGCCCTCGAAGCGGTATTGGCATAGCGGGAACTTCGCCAACAACTCGGCCCGTAGCTTCTGGTGGATCGTGCCGTAGTGGGTCCGGTCCTTCGGCGGTCGGTTGTACTTCCGGCGTCCGGGGACAAGCGGAGGCATGTTCATACGGCGAGGTCCAGGTCGCTATCGACTTCGTTCCCCCAACAGTCCCAACCTTCCCGCTTCCGTCTGGCGAATAGTTCGAGGCGTGGCCCGTGACTTACTTGTTCAATGAGTTCATAGCTACATTCCGGCTTCGTGGAATGACCGTGGCGCTTGGCGCTGGCGAACAAGACATTCGGGCGTAGGCGAGTCTTCATGTCCAACCGGCCC